CCAATCAGGTCGTTGCCAAAATTGAACTCATTGATGCCGAGCAGAATCGCACTGATGTTGCCCTGCAGGTTGGCTATGCGAACGGTAGGCCGTGGCAAGCCGCCATCACCCTTGTACTCAAAACCATCTGCCTCAATCGGCAACGCCAAGTAAGTGTGATTATTGAAAACGATCTCGGCTGGACTGTCTTCTTTGTTGTGCCCAGCAAAAAAGTAATAGCTGTTGGCCGCGCCATGGATCTTGGCAAACGTCTCCAGCTCATACAGCTCGATGATGGCAAACGGGCTGGAGTTGAGCAGCTCTTCAAAAATGATGCTCATGGCTCAATAACTTGCTGGAACGTTGCGGTGATTGTTGCCCTATTCAGATACGGTATGGACTTTGACCAGTCCTGGCAAATCCACTTGTAAGTATCGGACTCATCAGGTGGGGACCAGTCAAAGCTTTCCGCTCCACCACGCGCCTCAAGGAAGGTTTCGATGGTGTCAGCATCCGTTTCAGATACTTCAAACTCCAAGCTCCAAGTCTTTAGATCGGTGTTTAGGCCGTAGCGCAGCCTTTGGCTGTAGCCGTCATTGAACTGAACGTTCCGCACAGTCGGTTGGCTGCGCTTGCTAGCCCCGTAACTGGGGTTGATCGAAGGAAAGGTAGCCATCAGCGAGTAAGCAGACCGCCAGGACGTTTCTGTTTAATCAATTCTGCCTGCACTGCCTGCCCAATCAAGCGGCCAAGCTGATCAGCATTGCCTTGGTTGCCCTGTACTTCCGTTCCAGAAGCATCAACGTTGACGACAATGCTGGCCCCGCCCATGGCGTTGTTTGGAACGATATTGCCCTGCGCTCCAGGGACAAACAACTCAGGACCACGTTCGCCAACTAAATAAGGACGACCAGAGCCAACAGACCCACCATTGGCTTTGCCCGTAATTGGATTAGGGAACAACTTAGATCCAGGGAACAGTGCGTTCAAACCAAGCGCAACGGCTACGTCTAAAAGACGATTAGAAATGCTTCGAAGGACATTGCCTGCAACCTCACCAAGAGTCTTTGTGCCCTCTACCGCTGAAGAAATCGCATCAACAACACCAGCCTTAATGCTTGTGCCGATGTCTCTATAAATAGCAGCAAGATTGTCTGCTGCTTTCTTCTCTGCAGCCTGTCTTTCCTTCGCAGCATCTGCTAAGGCTTTGTCTTGTTTTTTTCGCTCATCTACAATATTTAATATCATAAATTGATTTTCAAGTTCGTCTATAATTGCTTGTTTCCGCTCTGGGGCAAGCAAGTTTAAATCACGTTCAACCGCTTCCTTGTCAATAATTAACCTTAAAGATCTTTTTTCTTGAGCTGTCATAGCTTCAGCTAACCGACTTCTTTCTTTTGCCTTCTGCAGCATTTTTGTGGCCAGTTCTTCTTGTTTCTGTAACGGGGTTTTCTTTTTATCCTCAGGCGTTTGAACGGTTTTAGCGAACTCTGCGATCTCAAGCTCAGGAATTGCCATCCTTGCTTTTCCTCTTGCAATGGCAATCTGATCAGATATTTTTCTTGCCTGAATCCCGCTCGTAGGAAGTGTCCCTTCAAATCCGGCTGCACGAAGGTTTTTGGCAAAGTTTTTTATATCCTGCCCTCTCATGCTGCCAGCTCTAAATTTTTGAGCTGCTAACTCGACCCCAGTCAAGCCCGTCGCTTTATCAAACGCTTGCTTGGCCGCCTGATCACCTGCTGCTTTTGACAAAAACTCAAGAATTGGCCCGGCAACTTTGGCAATGTTGGCCAACACTTGAGTAAAAATAGTGCTTAAATTGTTTCCTAAAATTGCTGCATTTTCTCCAAAAGACGTTAAAGCATTTACGCCGTCTTGTCCCACTCTTGACGCTAAAAGCTTTGTCGCAAGCTCGGCAGCTTTAGCTTTTGAGCCATACCTTTCAATTTTTTCTAAAAAGCTTTGAGTTTCCGTTCCAGCGATACCGGTCGCAGAAGCAACCGTATCAAGATCAAACGATAATTCGTTAAATGCTTGTCCAACCTCAGCCGTTCTACCAACTAAATTTTCAATTTGGCCAGCAACAACCTGCAAACCGATACCACCCGCAAAGCCGCCAAACGCTCCACCAACCGCACCAGCTGCAGCTTGAAACGGGCTTCCGCCAAATAGCAACGGAAAACCACCACCAAGGACAGCTTGGCCAAGCCTTCCACCTCCTCCAAATCCGCCAAATCCGCCTCCTGGCCTGCCACCACCTCCTCTGCCAGATCGCGTCGCTTGACGCTGCAAAGACGCGTTTTCAGTTAAGAGCTTGTTTTCACGCTGCAGCTCTTTGTTTATATTTTTAAGTCTAGTAAGCTTTTTATCTAAAGTTCCATTGGTTTTATTAAGGCTTGCTCCTCCTTTCTGTTGTACCTTTTTAAAGGCTTCATTTATCTTATTTGCAGACTTGCTGGCCCTGTTTAACTTGTCGGTTAGCTTGTTTAGCTTTGTTTCGCTAAACTTAATGGCTATATTTACGCCGTAGTCAGCCATCGACCTACAAAGCTAACGAGTGATGGCTTCAGTCTACCGCTTTGTCATGGTTTGAGCCCTACTGGACATCCTAGAACGGTCCATCACTTTCTCCTCTTCCTCGCCTTTAATCTCGTAGTAAGCAGCCCAGCCGATTAACTCCTCTTGAGTCAAGCGTTGAGTGAGTTGCAGGACAGTCATTCCCAGCTCAGTAGCCAGGAAAAACAAAAAAAGCCAGTCGCTACGCGCTTTTGAGGTCTGCCTTCGCTTCCTCCACCTTGTTCTCGGAACCAGAAGACAGCATGGCCAACTGAATTTCTTGGAGAACCGAAGCGTCTACAGCATTTTTTAGCTGCGCTTTTTCGCCATCTTGGAACAGCCGCTTACCATCTGCGTCCAAAGCCTTTTCAATCATTAGGCCAAGCGCAAAATCGTTGGCATCGTCTGTTCCGGTCTTTTTCTGGATGCTCTCGCGCTCAGCAATGGTCAAAGGGTGCCAATACACCTCAAGCACCACCTCGTCGCCATCCTTGACCTCATGCTTATACAGCTGACTAACGCCAAACTTGTTACGAAGAAGCTCTGTGGCCCGCATAAAACGCTTGCTTTATCAATACTATACTACGCGATAGCCGTAAACTGGCAAGAAATAACACCTACAAAGTGAGAACGATCTTCTACGTTCAAAGGCGTTGGGCCGTTAATGTCTAGAACCCTGGGAACGGAACTGAAAGTATCCGTGTATCCCGGTGCATTGACTGACGTAAGCCCATCAATGACTGCTTCGCTCAACGCTGACAACACTGACGTTCCAGCACTCTTGGGTACATAGACGTTGCATTGAATCGTGCCGGAGTAATAGTCCTGCGCAGCACCTTGGCTTTGCAAGGTGGATTGACCAAAGTTGACCGACATCAAAATGTATTTTTTGGTTTTACCCGGAGTAGTAAACGCCACATTGTCGTAGACCATCAGGACATCGCTATCGACAGCAACAACAGCGTCAGTCACAGCTTTCTCAAAAGCAGCGCGAGCGTTTACAAGTGTCATGATCTACCTCCTTTTTCAGAAAAATTTTTCCTCAAAAGAGCCTTGATGCCCTGGCCTTGAACGTAGTTTTGGACCTGGCCAAACTCGATTGCACGCTCTGCGTACTCTACGGAACTGCCAACATAAACCGTATCTTGGAGCTTCAAGTCAGATTCAGCCTTAAAACGCGGCTTGATAACTGGCTGTATCTTGCCCTGTTCTTTTGCTTTTTCGCTCCAGGGTTTGAACTTTTCAATCTGGTCTTCTGCTTGAACTCTTTTCGTCTGCGCTTTCCAACTTGATGCAAAAAAGCCTGTCCTTACAGGACTATTGCCTGTCTGAGCTAAACCCTCCTTTGAAATCAACTCCGCACTGAACTGATTAAGCCCAGCAGTCAGCTGATTTTTAAGGTCTTTGCCTGCATGACTTAGATCTTTCATCAGAACCGCACCAATAAAACGTACAGATACTCCTCGTCACCCTTGTAGGTGCGAACATCTGTGATCTGAGCCACGCGGTTAGACCCCGCATACTTCAGCGTTACCGTATCTTCAAACGTGGGCTGGTTATCTCCAATTTGATCGGGAGTGATATACAAACGAGCCTTGCGTTCCTCACGGCCTTCTTCCTCTTCAGCATCAACAAACTCGATTGGAACGTCAAAAGAGTATGCCGTGTCAGTCGTCGTAAGCGCTCCGGTGCTGGTGTTGTAAGTCGGAGACGCCTTGCGAGTGTATGTAATCGTGTGGTCAAACGCTTTGCCCAGATCTGCTACGACCTGTTTCGCAACGTTCTTGAAAAGCGTGTCGAGCGTTCCAGGCATCTCAACCCCTCACAACGCGGACAGAATACGAGCCACTGCCGCCCAGACAATAAGCGCCGAGATAAGACTGAAGC